GGTAGCCGTTCTTTCAAATGGTTATGAAGGCGGAGAATTAGAATTCAAACAAATTGAAGATGAGGAAGTTAGGGTGGTACAGCCCAAGATGGGATTAGGTTCTGTAGTAATCTTTCCTTCCTATCAGTGGCATCGCAGCGCACCAGTGACTAAAGGAACTAAAGAGTCATTGGCGATGTGGTGTTTAGGCCCACCATTTAGGTAAAATACATGAAAAAAATTGAATTAAATGTAGCACAAAAAATTCAAACAAAAGCTAAAACAGAAAAGCCCCAGAAAAATAATCGGGGTAATACTTTAGCCACAGAACTTGAAACTAAATTAAGTAATCGTGTTGGCGGAATGAAGGTATATCCAAGTGGCTAGAAGAAAAGGAACTTTACTAGATGCGTCGCCCGGAAAACATCAGGTCTTCCACGAAGAGCCGGACGAAACTTTTACCATAGAAACTACACAAGATGCGCAAGAAATTGTTGATTCAAACAGACGTAAATTTAATAACTATGGTGATAAACTTTCTGTTGGTAAGCGGGGTGACTGGCATCAAGTCGCTTCTATTCCTTCCGTCGTTATGGAGCAGTGGATAAAGGAAACTAACGGAGCAATTTTAGATGACCCAAAGTTGTTAGCGGCAAAACTTAATGATCCTGATTGGGCGCTGCTAAAAACATCTCCAACAAATATATAGAGGAAAAAATGATGGCTGGATTACTACCTATCACAACTCATACGCTAACGGCGGGCACTGCTACTGGTACTACAAGAACATCCGCATTTGCTGACGGAACCAGTTCTATAATGGTGACAGCAACTGCTGATTGTTTTATAGCATTTGATTCTGCTACGCCAACGGCTACTACTGCGTCTACGTTTATTACGGCGGATTGGCCGTATACATTTTATGTTCCACCGGCAGGCACTACAGCATCCGCTGGACATAAATTAGCCGCAATAACAGGCACTGGCGCTTCAACGGTTTATATCACTGAACTAGGCAACTGATGGCTATAAATTCGTACAGTAGTCTACAGACCGCTGTTGCCAATTGGCTAGATAGAAGTGATCTAACTGATAGGATAGAGGAATTCATAGACTTGGCGGAGACACGGATTAACCGTGCGCTTCGGGTAAGGCTTATGGAAAATGTCAAAGTTCTTTCTTTGATAGGCGGTACAAAAAGATACGCCCTACCCTCTGATTACCTTCAGTTGAGAACTATCAAGTATACTCAGGCTGCTTTAGCCACGGACAGTTTAGCTTCAGATATGACAGACTCTCAGACTACGGTAGTTCTGGATGACGCTACTCCAGATGGTGGAATGCTTTCTGGAGGGTTTAGTAGCTCAGGCAGCGTTATGATAGGTTTAGAACAGATGGACTACACAGGAATATCCACTAACACCCTAACAGGAGTTACAAGGGCTGTTAATGGAACCACTGCTGCTGCACACAGTTCTGGGGTTACTGTTGCAGAAATATACAATACGTTTACAGCCGGTACTATTTCAGATAAGACAAGAACGATCAACCCACTTCAGTATGTTTCCCCTGAACTCTTAACCAGAATGTATGCGGGGAATTCCACCGGTGTACCAGAAGTGTACACTATGAGGGCTGGTTACTTTCTATTTGGGCCGGTTCCAGATTCTATATATAATTTAGAGATTGACTATTACGCAAAGGTTGCGGCATTAACTGATTCCGCAACGACTAACGATATGCTTACAAATAATCCAGACCTCTACTTGTACGGATCACTGTTAGAGGCTGAACCATTCCTAATGAATGATCAAAGAGTACCATTATGGTTGGCTGCTTTTGAGAAAGCCATATCAGACATTCAACTACAAGATGATAAAGATTCTCACTCCGGTACTGAGTTGAGGGTTATGAATACAGGTGGGTATCACTAATGGCATTAGACACTGGAAATTATATCAGCGATCTTAGTCGCTTAAATCCTACAGCAACTGACCCAGTTTCAGAAGGCGATGACGTTCTTCGTTTCATCAAGAAAATTCTCCAGAAGACTTTTCCCGTGGGTACGGATTCCGCCCTTAATACTGCTGTAGGCCCAGACCAAGCAGTTCAGGTTATTATTGCAAAATCCACCGCACCAACTGTTGATACGTCAGCATCTGGTCACGCTGCAAGAGCTATGGGACTGGTATGGCTTGATACTTCAGCCAACCTTCTCAAGATTCGTAATCAGGCTAATGATGCTTGGATTACTTTAGCGATTGATCCTGAAACCTCTAACTCAGTAGACATAAATGCAGGAACGATTGACGGTGCTGTGATCGGTGGGAGTTCAGCGGCTGCTGTAACAACTACTAATTTGACAGCAACTACTGCTGATATTAACGCGGGAACTGTTGACGCTGTTCTTGGCGGAACCACCCCCGCCGCGGTAACAGGTACAACGGTTGTTGCAAATACTAGTGTAAACATTGCCGGTGATGGCGCAACCGTAACAGGAATAAAAGATGAAGATGACATGTCCTCTGATTCGGCTGTTAAACTTTCTACCCAACAGTCTATCAAAGCATATGTCGATTCACAAGTTACGGCGCAGGATTTGGATGTTATTTCTGACAGTGGCACTATCGACATTGATCTGGATTCAGAGAGTCTTACTGTTGCTGGTGGCTCAGGTCTTAATACTTCAGCGACTGGTTCGACGCTCACTGTAGCGGGAGATGACGCCACTACATCAGCAAAGGGTGTAGCATCTTTCTCCTCTGATAACTTCTCTGTTTCCTCTGGCGCAGTAACCATAAAGGATGCTGGCGTTGTTAACGCAGAGTTAGCGGATATGGCGGCTAACACAGTGAAGGTGCGTAATGCAAATTCATCTGGTGTACCTTCTGATCTAGCGTTAGCCACAACTCAGATAATGATTGGGGATGGCACAGGGTTTACTGCTGCCGCATTATCCAGTGACGCTACTATGACTAATGCAGGCGTGGTTACAGTTGCTAAGATACAGGGGGAAGCTGTTAGCGCAACAGCGGCTGCAAATGACCAATACTTAAAATATTCCACCGCATCTTCAGAGTGGCAGAAGGTTGATGTTTTAGCACCTGATCGCCTGACCACTAAAGGTGATTTACTTGTATACAATACGGTGGACTCAGAAACCAGATTGCCTGTTGGAGCAAATGGTAAATTTCTTCAGGCAGATTCTACTGCGACTAACGGTGTCTCATGGCAGACAGTGGCCGATAACGCAGCCGCAATGGCCCTAGCATTAGGAGGATAACATGGCTAATACATTCGTAAACGCGGGGGTCGCAGTGGGAACATCACGTACTACTGTATACACTTGCCCAGCAGCAACACAAGCGGTAGTCAATGCCGTATATCTATCTAATGTAGATGGAACAAACTCGGTGGACGCATCATTAGAATGCACCACTGACGGTGGCAGCACTTATTTTTACATAGCAAAGACTGTTCCGGTTCCGGGTGATTCAACCCTTGTAGTAGACAAGGCAGTCAATCTTGAGGCTGGCGATATACTTGCTGCTACAGCATCAGCCACTGGCGACCTTCAGTGCGTCGTAGGTGTCTTGGAGATCACATAATGTCTTACATGGGAGTGGTCAGGCCGACTATTGCACTGACATCATCAGACATTGCAGATGATGCAGTAATCACTGCGAAGATAAATGATGATGCAGTTACTGCCGCAAAGATAGCCAACTCAATAAATACAGATATCTCTGCCAATACAGCCAAGGTAACAAACGCCACACATACGGGCGATGTTACGGGTGCAACAGCCCTTACTATCGCTACAGACGCAGTAGACATTGCAATGTTATCTGCGACAGGTACGGCCTCTGCGACCACATTTCTAAGAGGGGACAATGCTTGGGCAGTCGCTGATCTTACACCAAGCATTGATGATAATGGTAATGCTATTGCGATTACTATTAACTCTTCAGAGCAAGTTGGAATAGGCGGTACTCCCAGTAAAATATTTGAGATTTTTGAAACTAGCAATAATGTGGCCATGCCTAAAACTACAAGTTCTGGTTCAGAGGCTGGTTGGCAATTTAATAATACATCTGCTGATGGCAACAACTGGAATATACATTCTACTGGAACTGGTTCTGGGGCAGGCACAGGGAAACTTTGTTTTCTAAATGTAACTGATGGTGTAGATACTATGTGCTTAACTGAAGCCGGTGATGTGGGTATCGGTACATTTACTCCCGGCTCAAAATTAGCAGTAAATGGTTCATTTTCAAAAAGTTCGGGATCGTTCAAAATTGACCATCCTATCCCAGAAAAGAAAGATACGCATTGGTTGGTACATTCTTTTGTTGAGTCTCCTAAAGCAGATTTAATATATCGTGATAAGGTTGATTTAGTTAATGGGTCGGCAACAGTAAATATAGATACTGCTGCCGGAATGACAGACGGAACTTTTGTTCTTCTTTGTGATGACGTTCAATGTTTCACATCTAATGAGACAGACTGGGATGCAGTAAAAGGTTCTGTGTCTGGCAATACTCTTACTATTGAATGTCAGAATACTTCATCTACCGCAACTATCTCATGGATGGTAATTGGTGATCGGAAAGATGAACATATGACTGATTCTGGAACTACATGGACCGACAGTAATGGTAAGCCGATTGTTGAGAAACTGAAACTTGAGGAGTCCTCATAATGGCACTAACAAAAGTAACAAGTGGAATGAGGACTCTAGCAACTGATGAAGTCCTAACCGCAAATATAAATGATGACGCTGTAACTACGGCTAAAGTTCCTGACAATGCTGTAACTCTAGCCAAATTAGCAGACGGCACTCAGGGCGGTACTTTATATTATGGGGCATCTGGAGCGCCTACTCAATTAGCCGCTGGAACTTCTGGACACTTTTTGAAGACGTTAGGTACTGGCGCTAATCCAGCGTGGGCGGCTGTTGCTACATCTTCAAATACACCAGCGTTTAATGCAAAACGGTCTTCGTCACAAACAATTGCTACTTCAACCAACACAATTATGAATTGGGATTCAGAGCAGTTAGATACAGATGGTGATTTTGATACCACTACAAATGTGGGGAGGTTTACACCTACAACTGCTGGATGGTACTTTATGTATTGTACATTCCAAGTGTATCCATTACAGAGTCAGCCTAAGGCGTGGGTTGCCGCTATCCGCCAAAATGGCTCAGATAAGCAGCAACTTTATAATGTCACCGCCACAACTTATGGAGAATATACTGGCGGTACTGTGGCAGTAATCTTAGAGGCTAATGGGTCTTCTGATTATTATGATGTTGTTATTAGTCAAAACTCTGGCTCTGACAAGACAGTGGCGGGTAATTTTGGTGGCTTTTTGCTTGCGGGGGCATAACAATGGATAATTTATTTTATAAAGTTTCTGCATATTTAGGAAGAGAGCCAGACCCACAGAAAGTTAAGTTAATGCAAGAGAGTGAATCTGTTGGCCCTTTTATATCAACATGGAATGAATCTGAAGCGCAGCCAACTGACGCACAACTTAACGCTCTTGAATCTGAGGCTAACGCATTACAGGCACTAGAGGTTGTAAATGAAAACCGTGCAGTGGCTTACGCCCAAATAGGAGATCAACTGGATATGCAGTATTGGGATCAGGTTAATGGAACCACCACATGGAAAGATCATGTAGCGTCTGTAAAAGCACAGTATCCAAAGGTATAAATTATGAGTTATATAGGACAAGGCCCACAATTCGCCAGCTTCCCATCTAAGTTCTTTGACGGGGATGGCAGCGCAATGACGGTGACGCTTGATTATGCGCCACCTAATTTAGCAGCACTTCTAGTCTTTATTGATGGCGTAAGACAGGACACCAGCGCGTATACATTAAGCGGTACGTCGCTAACCTTCACAGGTTCTGTGCCATCTGGAACCGCAAACGTCCAAGTGGTTCATCTTGGATTACAGGTCGATGTTGGCGTTCCGGGCGC